TGTCAACATATCTATCGGACCTTTTAGAAAGCCATATGCCTCTGACAGGCAGCAATATAATAGGCCGTTTGGAAAGTTTAGACTTATATAATTGGTATCATCATTCTCTAATAATGCGGGCATCGCATTAAAATGCACTCTAAATTTATAGGTTGTATCAGGGACTGGAGCAAACATCATTCTTCCAGATGTGGTATCAGATTCACCTGTAGCGCCACCAAACATTGCATAATATTTAGGTTGTCCTCTTTTAGCAGACTCTGTCGATGAAACATATTGTTGAAGATATGTAATGTCTTTTTTTTCTAACCAAACATTTGCTCCGGTTGTGGCTGATGTCGAGTCATAGACTTGTATACCTCTGATAAAAACTGCCCCTGCTGGAGCGTTAATTGTCTCCTGACCAGTAACTAAATTACCTATTTGTTGTTTTCTATCTGCATCGATAGGCACATCTCTAAATATTCTATATTGTGCGTTTAATATTATATTCTCTAAAACAGCATCTGTTAAAACATTTGAATCTGTTTCTGTATAACTTCTTATCTGTGTTTTTAACCCTGATGCACTTAATCCTGCCATTATAATACTCCTGCTATTTCTCTACAAATAGGACAACTTTTTTTATACCTATTGTGTGTTCCACATTTTACAGCTTTACCATCAACATCCGTGTATAAGGGAACTTCTGGCTCTGGCATCTCTGTATATAATTCTATGTGTTCATCCTCTGGACACTCACATTGTTTAATACCAAATAGTTTACAAATAAAATTTTTTAATTTTTTAATCATGGTGTTACCGTTACAGGCCCTGCAGATGCAGATCCTCCTCCTGCTGTTTCAGTTATACTAGATGTTGTACCTGTTGCAAAGGTATAATTATCATCATTAACCTTTGTAATTACGTACCCTGCTGCATCATTTATTGTTGCTGCAGCAACTCCACCCACTACTTCTGCATCTCTAAATCTAACTCTGTCGCTTGTAGATCTACCGTGATCTGGTTCATTTACAGATATTGTTGCAGATCCACTCGTTGTTGTAAATGCATTTAATGGTAAAATTTTAGGCACAGCGGTTTCTATTCTGTCAGGTCTTACATGTCTCAAAGATATCGAATCACCATTCATAGGTTTTGGTTCTAATTGTGGTTGCTTCGGTTCAAATTCAGATACATGCACAAACGCACCATTCCATTCTCTGACCATTTCTTTGTATGGAAACTCCATACCAGATCTGTCTGATATTGCTC